ACTCCACCTGGCACGTTCAAGTTCTCTCACGCGAGCTTCAAGGTCTGCATAGTTCTTGACTGTTGCCTTGATCTCTGCAATGTCCTGAGCAAGTTGAAAGAGTATTGAATCGTGACCGGGTAGCTCAGGCATTGCTAACCCTTTAGAGCTGCGATTTCGTCAGCAGTCAAACCTAAAGCTGCCAACTTAGTTTCTGCAGAAAGCTTTGCTGCTTCCTTAGCTGCCAAGTTTGCCTCTAGCTGTTCTGCTTCTGCTTTTGCCTGAGCTTCCATTAGCTTGCGTTCTGCAAGTTCATCTTTGGTTAGATCAGAAACGATAGTTTCGTCAGTGTCTGCAAAGTATTCAAACTTTTTCATTAGTCAACCAATCCATAAACAGTGATAGTTCCGGTAATAGTGCTGGAAGTAGGGTAAATAGTAAACCCGTCAAAAGAAGTAGTTGCGTTGAAAGCGCCTGCTCTAAGGTTCAATTCAGGCTGGCTTGCCTTGTAAAGTCCGTGAGCGTGGTAGTAGGTCTTTGCAGTTGCAAAAGGATTGAAGAAAGTTAACTCGGATGATGATCCCTGAGCATCAAAGTCACCAAAATAGAATGCACTTGCACCTAAAGGTTGAGTAATGTTTTGTGAAGTTCCAAAAATGTTAGTGGTCTGAGTGTTGTAATTGCTGGTCGAGTTATCAGTCCCAGAAGTTCTGAACCTTAGCTGACCATTAGCTCCCGAAGTTCCAAGGGTCAACTGAATGAAAGCCTTGTAGTTCTTGTAAGTTGCACTGAAAACATTGTTGATCGAAGCGGTTGAAGCTCCGCTAAAGGAAGTTGCGCCAACCTTTACCATTCCAGGAGTCTTTGCATTTAGCTGAGTCTGAATTGAGCTGGTCACACCGGACAAATATCCAAGCTCAGTAGCGGTCACAGTAGAAGCAGCCAAAGCTCCGGAGCCGTTAGTTTCTACAGCACGGTTTGCAGTCAAAGCTGGCAAGCCAAAGTTCTCCCAGGCACTTCCGTTGAACCTTGTAAGCGTATCGCTTCCGGTTAGGTGTGCATATTGCCCGTCAACAGGCGAAGTAATAGCTGCGTCTCTAGCAGCCGCGTCAACAAATACTGAGATGCTTTGATTCATCAGATATTCGTTTAGCTCGCTCGCGTTTAGCGGGAAGCCGTTTACAAATGTTTTGAACGCCATAATCTAAAATTCCTTCCAAAGATTTAGTGTAGTAAACCATTGATTGACATTGATGTTGTGACTCACCTTAGTAATGGTGTAGCCCTGATTTATGTTTAGTTCTGGTGTTTGATAATCCACCGCGACAGTTTCGCCCGGTAGGAATACTGCAGCGTGAGTCAAGTTGCCTAGTCTGTCAATTGCCGGAGTCTCTACGCTTTTCACAAGCTGTTTCTGGGTTGCATTGAACACCGCATTAGCCCAGCTAGTTAGCTCGGTTGTGTCGGTTGTGTTTAGATCAGCGTCAAGTGCAAACTCGCCGTAAAGCTGAATCGAATCAATGTTGCGGACCAGCACCGAAGTAGCGCTGTCAGACTTCAAGCTAACCTTTAGGGAATTGAACACTGCGTCAATGTCGCTGGCAACTTCTATGTCACTCATACATAGGTGCAAAGCATCTTCGTGATTGTTTCCTACTGAGTAAGTGCTTTCAGTTACATCGGGAGCAACGCGCGGGATAAAGACAAACTCTTGCGTCTCAGGATCTAGCCAGAACAATCCCAAGCCAACCTGGATAGCTTCGTAAAGCGGTGTGTTAGGAATAAAGTTCTGCAACAGTTCGCCCGGTATCTTTCCGCGAGTCTCTGCGCTAGTGCTGTGCATACTTGTGCCAAACTGCTCAGCTAGTATCTCTACGACTTCATAAGGTGTTGCATAACCTGCCGGAAGTGCAGTTGTGTCTAGCTCATCTAGGCGAGAGTTGACAAAGCGCTTGAAGTTATCAAATGCGGTTAGCTTCATTAGGTTCTGATTGCTTGCGCTGTCGTAGTTCACCTGAATAGTGTCAATAAACCCGTAGAACAAAGTGATGTTAATTGGGTCGCGATCTAGTCGAACTCTTACCGGAACACCGGGTCTAAACGCTGGGTTCTGAGTCGGGTCAATGAGTAGGTTCTGAACTGTGATAGTTGCCTGAGCTGATTCTGGCTGGAAGTAAAGAGCGTCCTGCACTTCTCCGCCAACGCTTGTTCTAACCTCGCTAGTGCTGCACTCAAAAGCTTGCCAGGTAAAAGCAATCGGGCTGTCGCCTGCTAGAACATCAGTCCCACCAAGTAGCGATACACCGATAATAAACTGATTAGCTCCCGCGAGAACGTCGTCTCCGCCTAGTAGCGAAATACCGAGAATAAAAAGGTTGCCTTCTGCGTCCGGTAGATAGAACTCGACCTTTAGATCGCTGGCAATGTCAAAGTTGTTTAGAACATTGCTCACTTTAGAAGCCTTTGGAAAGTCGCGCCGTTCTGGTTTTGATAAGCCTGCAGACTGCTTACAACTCCGCTGGCATTAGTGCTGGCGCTGTTGACTGTGATGTTTTGATTGACAACTACAGGAGGCTTACCTGCTCCTGGCAGACCTGTCTGAGGACCTTGTCCTGGGAAAACAGGCATTCGCGGAATCGGATCTGGCTTAGGCATTGTGCTGGGAACTGTGCCAGGTAGAGCCGCGCTTCCCGGAATGCTTAGAACTGCTCCAACTACTGTTACAGCTGCCAAAGCTCTCATAGCGATTGCCGCTGCGTTGGCTGTTGTTGCGACAGTTGTATTTGAAGCTGCAAGAGCCGCATTGCTTGCTGCAACTGCTGCATTTCTAGTAATTACCGCTGAGGCAATTGTGTTGTAAATAGTCATCGCGGTTGATACTGCTTTTATTGTTGCCAACAATGTGCCTACAACTGCAGTCAAAGGAATTAGAACATCCTTATATTTCACAGCAAAATTGACAAGCTCGCCGAAGTTTTTAATTAGATCAACAATTACTGTAACAATTTCCTGCAACAATTCAGTTGTGCCAGGTTCAGCCAACCAATCGGAAAAGTCTTCAAGGTAAGGGAGCAAAGCCATACCAACTTGCTCTTGTAGCTCACCGAACAAAATGTTCATTCGGGTATAAGGATCAGTATTTGAAGCTGCGGAAGCTGCACCCTTGAAGCGTTCCTCTAGGAATGCCATTGGGTCATCAACACCCTTGACCGCTGGAAGTAGTCTCTCTAGCGCTCCGGTGCTTCCTTCAAGGGCTTTAGACATAGCCTGGGTAACTGCATCCAAAGACTTACCTGAGCCGGCAGAAACGTCTAGGGCAATTCCTAGAAGCTTGCTTGATTCCTCTAGGTTGCCAGTTGACTGAGTTAGCTTTGCAAATGCCGGCCGGAGTTGGTCATCGGCTACAGATGCTTGAAGCTGATACTTGCCAATAACTTTTTCGACTGCAGCGATCTGATTGTCGGTTGCTTTGGTGCTTGCCTGCAATGACAGCGCTAGTAGCTCTTGGGATTTGACATCCTCGATAGCAGCTTTGGAAGCGTCCTTTAGCTCTCGGACTACAACACCAAGGGAGAAACCTAGACCAATAGCGCCTAGAGCGGTTTTCATTCCGCTGGAAATTTTATCTGTGGTTTTCTTTAGGGAGTTTAGGTCCTTAGCAGCTCCGGTGGTAGCAGTAGTGAGCTTCTTGAACTCGCCCAAGATTTCAACGTTGAGGACTAAGCTCATTGGTTCCGCTCCTTCACTGCTTTGCTAAAAGCTTTCAATTCTTCAAGAGTTAGCTTTCTGATTTCGCTAGGTGCAAGTCCTGTTGCCAGGCTAAATCTTGCAATGCGATCAGCAGCTTCCTCTCTTACTCTTTTTTTGCGTCAGCCGTTAGAAACTCAAGAGCTTCTTTTTGCGTCAACTTCTCAGTGTCTTCAAACTTGAAGTCTAAGTTTTCCCTGCGCTTGAAGATGTAGTAAAGCACTCGAAGCGCTCTGCCCTTCGGCTTGCCGTCTGCAAATGCTGAATCAAATCCGGCATTGAGCATTAGTTCTAATTCTTCAATTTCACCTAGTGTTAGTTCTTCAAACTTAATCATCTGTGTTTCTCGCTTTCGCTGTCTCTCTTACGATTAGGGCTTCTAGTTCGCGTAGATAGTCTTGGTAGACATCGTTGCGAGTCAATCCTATCGCCTTGACGAAAAAAGGCTGTGGTTTGATGTTGCGTTTGAACCAACCCCAGTGAATCGGGTTCGCATAAGGTATAGAAGAATCGTTACCAGCTTTTATGCTTATGCCCTTAGTCAAGGTCGCGCTAATCTTGATTGAGTCTCTTAGCCGTCCAGAGCGGACCGGAGCCAAAGTCTTTGCCTCGTTGATTACTCTGTCTGCTGATCTCTTAGCAGCGTCAGTAATCTCCTTGTTGGGAACTCCTACACTCTGCAACGCTTTAGTTACTGAGCGAAGTCCCTTGACCTTGACTCCGGATTGCTCCATTGAATTACGCGGTTACAATCTCCACGCCGTAGTAGATGTCCTCGGCTGGATCGTGAACTGCATTGTCAACTCGTAGGGTAACCGAGAAGGTGCTGGTGTTGTTGCTAGTTAGGGAAAGCGGTGGTAGCTCGTTGAACTTCACAGTTCCCTCGTAGTGTGGCTCGTTAGCAGTTGCAGTTGAGTTGCCGTTAGGTGCAATGGTGAAAGCTGCGGTGGTCCCGAAGTTAGCCCATAGCACGCGGTAAAGAGAAGTAGCGTCACCGGACACAATTCCCTCTAGGGTCAAAGCCCACTCGCCACCAACACGCTGCTCACAGAAAGTTTGAACATCGCCAGGTGCATCACCGAGCTGTAGGTCAACCATAGTGGCATCGCACTCGTAAGCGGTAGAGCCGATTTTGAAGATGATGTTTTGCGCTTGAATACGCGTTGAAGCTGCCATTATGGAAGCCCTTTCTTTAGATCGTAAGTTCTATTTCTACGTTGATAGTAGTTGCCAGGTATTCGGCATTATTTGTTTGCAAGTTGTAAGGGTTTGCGACTCTGAGAGTTCTGGCGTATCGAATGTTGAACAGTGCCGTTAGCACATCAGCAATCGCTTCGTCTAGCTTCTCGGTAGCCTGCTTGTTGGTTGCAGTTGCAGCAACTATTACAAGCTCCAAACTCATTACATACTCTTTGCCTAGACTGCTTGGAGTCAGGTATGGGTTAGCGCTGTTGATGATCACAATAGGCGGAGTAATACGCTCTGGAACATAGTCCAGAACGGTTAGCCCGGCAGCATCCAAGTCAAGCTTGAACTCCTGCTTAGTAAGTGTGATCTCGTTGGTCACTAAACACCATACCCGACATAAGGCAGAAGCAAAGCATAGACAGAAGCCATAGGGTCTTTTGCAACCCTCATAGGGCTTCCGTCCATACTTGCAAACTGAGCAATGCCATTAGGCGCACTTCTCCGGTGGAAAATCTCAGAAGCGCATTGGAGAATCGCAATTCTGTGAACATCG